CCGAAATGTCGGAATTGTTATTATCAAAAACATAAACAACCGAAGCCGTCGCACCATTATAATAAATAAATCCGTCAAAGGTTCCACCGATGGATGAAACTTGTGTGTTCGCAGTAATTTTAGTTGAATTAACAGGCATAATATATTCCCTCTTGGTATTAACCAAGCGGGGCTATGTTATAAAACTTACTCTTCTTCACTTTCACCCAAAGCGAGTGAAAGCAATTCTGCTTTGGTGTTTTGTCTAAGATAAACAACACCTTGCTCAGTAAGGTAATCCTGCAATTCCCTTTTAGTCATAGAAGAGAAATCGGGTAGAGGTGCGACTTCACTAACCTCCGTTGATTCTTCTAAGGTTTCCTCAACAGGGGTTTCAGCCACCTCCTCTCCCAAAATCTCAAATCCATTTCTAATAAAAATATCTCGCAGGTCTTCCGAAACATCGTATTCGTAATTACCCAAATACGCTCTTCCGAAAATAACCTTAGTCCCGCCAGTAATATTTTTTACACGCATTTACTTCACCTCAAAGGTTTCCGAAAACTCGCAATCTAACACAATCACCATTGGATGCGGCGGCTGCTAATTCGGTTCCAGTTGAACCAACACGAATTTCCAATTCAACAAACTTAGAACTAGCATATGCCCCAGCATCACTAGTCTTAACCGTGTATGCGTTGGTTCCATCCTCATGCCCTGTAACAAAAACAGCACTAATGTTGCTAAGACCAAAATCACTAGCCAAAAGATACTCTTCGCTTGGGGTAAGAGTAATTGTATCGCCTGTTTCATCTCCTGCTACTGCGCTAAATGTAATTACAGAACCAATTCCACCCGAACCACTCAAGCCATCAATCGTAACTGTAGCATCGTTAGTAGTGCCGACAGAATCAGTAATAGCATATTCTTGTCCAATAGCCAAACGACTAAAATCTGCGGTATCAGCAACAGTCAAAGTAAAGGTGTTATCCGAAGCAACAAAAGTTCCGGTAAGGCTCAAAACACCACGATAAGAAGTGCAATTAACTGCGGCATCCACATAATACTCATGTCCCATGACCTTCGGACCAGTAAAACCCAAATGGTCTGCTAACATTGTAAATGTTGAAGTCATTTAAAACACCTCATTGAAGGTCAAGGATTTTACCCTGTCCTCGGAAGTAGGTGCAAACAGTTTCAGCAACGGTGCGGTAAAGCCCACGGTGTCCCAATTTGCCGTGTCCGAAAACATCAGCATTAATACCACCTTCAAAGTATTCGGTTGGCTTCATAGTGCAAAGGAACAAATGGTCCGTGTCAAGAATCAACATATCCGAAATACCAGCACCACCGTTAGGCATATCCTTCACGGGAATGATAGGAATGTCGTGATAGGTAGCGACTCGGAAACCGACTTCTCTACCTTCAACACCCTTAATTCCGTTGTGGGATGGCGTAATTTCCGTTCTGCCCATAAAGCGTTCCTGTGCTTGAAGCAATTCACCGAGAGTTTGAATGGTATCATATCCAGTCAAAATAACCTTTGGTTCTCCACCACGGGCCATCAAATTACGAATAGCCGTGTTAAGCAGACTAACCGTAAGGTTTCTTTCGGTTCCGGAGTTAGAATCAACATATGCCTCCAAATAATCGGTTCCGGAAGAAGCACGAGTCACACCGTAAAGGTTGTTTTTGTTTGTAACATAAGTTGACAAAGCGTCGGTTTCTGCAAAGGTAGCCACAATTTTATAAAGGGTCATAAGCGAGTTATCAGCCTTAGTAGCGTGAGCATCAATACCCGTTCCAGCAACACTAGTCAAATCCTGCAAAATCATTTTGTTCATAGCCTCAGCGTGAGAAACACCGACCTCTTCACGGTAAGAAGCGATAAGGTCGCCCAAACCATCATCAAGACCAGCCATCAATTGTGCAATCTCGGAAATCTCAAAAGTGTGAGCAATCGTCTTAGGAGAAACATGAAGGTTCTCGTAGACAGGCTTAACATTCGTGATACCCGAAAGTGCGGCATTCTCAGCAGTTCCGCCCAAATCATCAAGGTCGGAAACGGAGAAAGTATCAGCCGCACCACCAATTGCTCGCTCTTTCATAATTCGCCAGCCACTAGACTTCCAAGGTTTCTTAGGAAGAATAGAAAGGGCGTTAATTTCACGGTTAATCATAGACCACACTTTTTGGCCGTAAATCAAATTGTGCAAAGTAGCATCTCCACCGGGAGTAGCCAAAGCGTGTCCAGCATGAATACCGCTAGTAATGCCCGTTGCTTTCAAAAGGTTATCGCTACCCAATCCGTAGGTTGCTCGCTCCAAATCTCCAATAGTCTTAAAATATCCACTCATGTTTATTGACCCCCTCTCTTACTAGCAAAAAGACCGTGGATTTCATCCCACGACATTTCACCAATTCGGGAAAATTCTTCGCTAAGTTGACGGGTGGTTTCTTCCACCGTTTGTGCCTTAGCAATTTCGTTGTTTTCCAAACTCTTACGAAGCGTAGACAATTCCTCTCGGAGATTCTCCAATTCGCTTTGTGCGTTAAACTTGGACTTAGCAATTTCTTGCTTTTCAATCTCAAGTTCCTTTGCGTAGCGAGCCTCAAACTGAGCCTTAACTAAATCGTATGCTCGGTCCTCTTGCTTTTCTGCTCGGAAAGCCTCGTAAGCCTTCTCAAGGTTAGAAGGAGAAAGGTCAAGAGTATCAACACCCTTTCTTTCCTGCATATACTCAAGTTCCACATCTTCTTCTTGAGCCATGTAGTCGCCTTCCTCTTCTTCCAAGAATGCGCTATCTTCTTTATCCATCATTTCATCTTCACTCCCACCACGGAGAGCGGCTTCTTCCATCATTTCCATGTCGGTATCGTCGGAATCATCCTTCAACAACACGGTGTTTTTCAGTTCAGCCATTACATCATTAAATTCGGCCAATGCCTTTTCAATTTCACTCATTTTTTTGTCCTCCTTAATTATATTAAATTTGGCTTCGGGATTAATCCCTTCTTCACAAATTGTGATTTCATGCAATTCTAATTTATCAATTTCTTTATAACTTCCGATGTCGGGGTCATATTTATTGGCTTTGTTAATTGCCTGTCCTCCGATTGAGAAAGAACGAAGTTTTCCACGACGAATATCTCGTGCTACTTCTTTTGCCTTCTCAATATCATTTCTTAACTTTATCACTACAAAAAAAACTGTATCATCAACGCCTGTTTTAAGGACTTTTCCTTTGGAATCTGTATAATTGTCTAATACCTCACCCACTTGCACATTAGAGTGGGTAATCATCACATTTCGGAAGCGGTCATTTTTCATAAAACCGTCTGCCGCTTCACGGATTGCATTAAGAGTAATTTTATCGTTCTGCTTATCCACCACATCAACTGATGCATAGCCAGCAATAACGCACTCTTTGTTTTCCTTAAGAATGATAAATTCCCCACCATCGGTAGGTGCATTACCAAACATCGGAG